GAGCTACGTCACAGAAAATGGTGCTGTCATTGTCAAGAACGAAGAACACCAGGGTCCGCTCAAGTCTCCCAAGCATTATGCTGGTCTGAACCAGCCTCATGAGGGAGAGTTGTCAGAAGTCAATCGCAAGAATTTGGGATACGGAAAAGTCCAGGAGGCTCTCAAGGAGCACTACTCCGGCACTCAGCAAGAAGGCGATTGGGGCGGCTGGGTGACTGACCTTTACGCCAACTACGTTGTCTTCAGTAAGGATAATAAACTTTTCCGCTTGCCTTATACTTACGACGACGATAAGATTCGTTTTGATGGTGAACCTGAAGAAGTCGAGAGGGTTTCCGAATACCGCACAAGAAGGAACACACCAATCGACGGAACTTCATCTCCTTTCAATGTCAATATGCAGGGGTCACAAGCTATGGCGAACAACAAACAGCAAACCCGGAATGTGATGCACGCAGGAGCTCACCATCTTCTCCACGAACCAACTCACCACGACGCACACCACGACCCGGCTCATGAAGAGCATGGCGGCAAATCTGATTCGCAGACCCGAACCTCTGCTGGGGGTGCTCGTCATGATGCAGTAAACAAACTCATCTCCGATCATGGTTGGGGCGAAGAGGATCGCAAGTTCCTTATGGACTTGCCAGATGATCATTTTGAAAGAGTCAATAGTCACAGCACCAAGGGTGCTCACCAGCCGATTGTTCCCTACAGCTATGACGGCATCGGGGACCGATCTTCGGTTCATGGCACTGGAACGCACATGGGAGCCGCTCATAACAAAGCACAAAACGCTGACGAGTATATCAGCAATGCTCCTCCTGAAATCAGGGAAGTCCTGGTCAATGCGATGGCGACGGCAAAGGCTGAAAAGCTGGCCTTGATCAAAGTCATCGTGGCCAACCAAAACAATCGCTTCAGCGACAAGTGGCTTGCCACTCTGCCAATTGATCAGCTTCGTGGTATGGCAGCCCTGGCAGGTGGACTGAATCGCGGCGTTCAGAACTACAGCGGTCAGGGTGAAGTTCCGATGTTCCTTGAAAACAGGACTTCGGATGAAGAGACCAATGACGACGGCCCGATCCTTGGTCTGCCCGGCGTATTCATGGATGTGGATTCAAAAAACGCTAGCTGATTAGATCGGCTGGCAAAGTAAAGACTCTATCCTTCGACGCTTTTGGGAGATACGAAAATGGGTTGGACTCCTAGCAGAATCGTGCTGATTTCCAGGGGTCGGTACGATGAAGCCAATGCCGATGTTCAGTGCTACCCTGGGATGCTTTTGGCCCCTCAAGCGGACGGTGGAGTTTCCCCGCATTCCGTAGTAGGTGGTGGTGGTCCTCTCTGCATCGCCATTGAGGATGCCATGCGTGGTGGTGACATTACGCAGGCTCTTCCAGTCAACAACGCAACTCCCTTCTATCGTCCTGCCAAGGGCGACTTGTTCTTGTGCCTGTTGCAAAATGGCCAGAATGTTTCCGCACAACAAGCACTCATGAGTGCTGGCGATGGGACTCTGGTTGCGGCTTTGACTTCCAAAGCTTACAACATCACAGCAGCGTCTACAGCAATCACCAATACCAATGCTGAGACGACCTTCTCCAATGGCAGCTACAGCATCCCTGCCAACATTCTGGCAGCAGGCGATATTGTCAGGCTTCGTGGCAAAGCTACTGTCACTGGTCAGAACGGTTCTGACACTACCAACGTTAAGGTTTATGTTGGAGCTAACTCAGTTGCTTTGGGTGCAACCAACATTGCAGCCAACAGTGTTGTTACCTTTGACATTCAAGCCACGATCCAGACAGCGGGTGCTTCTGGTGCTGTGTCGATGGAAGGCTACCTCGGTTCTGGTGTTATCGGCACTGGCACGGAAAAGGTGCAGTCGGTCAACACTAATACTTCACTCAATACGGCTGCTGCTGTGACCTGCAAAGTCACTCAGACCTGGAATAACGCCAGCACAAGCGACACCATTACCCTTGATGAATTTGAAGTCACGATCATCAAGGCTGCTGGTTTTAATGGATTGTTGATTGCTCAGGAGGCAATCAACAATACCAGCGGTGCGGGGAGCTCGCCAATCAGCGGCTTCAACTCAGCTGCTTTCATCCGTTGCACGGTGGTCTAAAGTCTCTAAATTGATCCTCCCGAATGTCGGGAGAGGATTGAAAACTGTAGGAGTCAAAAATGGCACTTGATCTTGAAAATTTCAATCCCGATCCCGACGCCGCCGCGTCTGTGGACTACATGATCCCCGCTCAGCAGAAGATCAGCATGAGCGGTAATTGGGCGAAACGCCTACTCCAAAATGAATTGGATGTAGGCTGTATGCGTCCTTGGGTCTCGGACGACGGGAGGAAGAGCTACATTGCTCGTAGCTATCCAGTCGTCAAAAACAACAAGATCGAGATGGCTCAGAAAAGGATTCTGACCAACGATGACACCAATGCGACTCTTCGTATCCTGGACTGGATTCAGCTTGACGAAGCAGTCATCCGGTCAGCCAAGCCTCGCCTGAGAGCAGCAAAAGACTTGCGTGAAGCCGGCCTGGTCTACATGCTGCCCAACGGCATTGCCAAGACTGTCATGCAATTCCAACAGCAATCAGATATCTCCGGTGCTGTAATGAGCATGGACGGCTTGCGGCAAAGCGAATCTGATCGTCCAGTCTTCACGACGGTCAACTTCCCTCTGCCGATCATTCACAAGGACTTTCAGTTCCCGCTCCGTCAAGTGCTAGCCTCTCGCACTGGCTACAGCCCACTCGATACCACTACAGCGGAATTGGCTGGTCGGCGTGTGGCAGAGCAGGTTGAGCAGTTGACTTTGGGTGCTGCTGCTGGCAGCGGCATCTCCGGCCTGTTGGGTTCTTCTAGCTATTCATGGGGCAGCGGTTCCATTTATGGCTATACTAACTTCCCGAACCGCATCACTTATACCATCACTCAACCCACGGCGGCTGGTTGGATTCCTCAGAACACGGTGGATGATGTTCTGAACATGAAACTCAAGAGCCAGCAGGCCAATCACTTTGGCCCCTGGATGCTTTACTTTGGTCTTGCTTGGGACCCGTTCATGGATGACGATTACAAGCCGACCTATAACGACATGACGCTTCGCCAGCGTATTCGTGAAATCGATGGCATCATAGATGCCCGCACGGTTGACTATCTGCCCGGCTATTCGCTGGTTCTGGTGCAGATGACAACTGACGTGGCTCGTATGGTCATCGGCATGGATATCACCACGGTTCAGTGGGAATCTCATGGCGGGATGCAACTGAACTTCAAGGTCATGTGCGTCATGGTCCCGCAATTGCGAGTGGACTACTACAACAACACCGGCATCGTGCACGGTAGCTAGTCTTTCTGGCGGAAGGCCCCTATAGGGTCTTTGCAAGGAGTGGAGCCTGCAAAGACCCTCATCAGGGGTCTTAGAGGGATGAACAATGTCAGCAGCACCAACGAAACAGTCCTTCAAAGTCCTGGCCGGGATTCACTATGAGAGGAATCCCAATTGGGACCCAAAGGGCAGCAAGCCCCACGATCCCAATAGGGACGTGAAGTACAGCCAAGGGGATATTGTCGAATCTGACCGTCCCCTGGATGAACTCTTCGCGGGCAAATTCGAGAAGGCCATTCCAGGAGTTAATGCTCCTGTTGTGGTGACGGAAGCCCGCAGGGTGCAAGTTTCCCAACTCATCGACGGCGGAGAATGGCCGAACGATGATCGGAAGTTCCTGGAGGAGCTTTCTGAAGCTGACTTCCACCGCATCATTCGTCGTAGTCAAAAGACGATTGCCACGGAGGATCGCAAAAAGGTGACTTCTCCTCTGGGGGAAGACGTAACCGACCTTTTCCAAAGGGCCTATGACGAAGGCTTCAAGGTCTTTCGCAATGCGGTCGGCAAGCATCAGATCACCAAGTCCGGCAGTGCCAAGCCAATCAACAAAGAACCGCTGGATGCCGACAAGGTTGACAAGTTTGTCGGAGACTTCTTGAAAGAGAAGTAATGTGCCGATTATCTTCGACGGTATCAATGTTTCAGCCTCAGCAACTTCTGCTGGGGCTGTCATTGCCTTAACGGGCCATGTCGTCACTCCAGACGACAACGGAGTCACTCTTTATATCACTGGCGGTTCCGGGTTTACGGTAGGGACTTATCAAGTCCTTGACGTGGATTCAGGAAATGGCCTGTGGATTCTTAACCAGAATTGCTGCTCCGGCCCTGCTTCTGGCATGACAGGAGTGGGTACACCCTTTGCGGCGGTTCCTCCCACAACGCAGACTTTCCCGCCTTTCATTCCATCGCCTCCACCTACTGCACCTGCCACGGTTAGAACCACTGCGGCTTTGGTGGAGGGTATCATTCAGGTACAGGATGGCATAGACCTAACGCCGTTCATCTACACTGCCAATATGATCACAACAGAGCTTTGTGGTCAGAGCGGCTACTCGGATGGCTTTGTGAATAGCCAGATGGAACTTATAGAGCGTTGGCTTGCGGCCCACTTTTACGCTATTTACGATCAACAGCTTACCTCTGCCAGAGCCGGTTCTGTGTCTGTGGTCTATCAATCCAAGGTTATGTTCAACCTCATGGGCACGACCTATGGACAGCAAGCTATGATGCTGGATGTGGCAGGCAATCTTGCCAAGTTCACCAACAAAGTGACTAAGCAGAGACAAATCAAGATCAGCATTGGCTGGCTAGGTGAAAAATGCTGGCCTGGACCAACACCGATTTATCCTGACCTGACAGTGGTGCAATAGAGTCTTTGCCATGCCCAGCATAACCAATGTTGTCAGTAGGTTCACCAAGCAGAAGATGCTCTACTGGCAGAAGAGCGGATCAGATTCTTTCGGTAAGCCAATCTATGCCGATCCCACAAATCCAGTAGTCATGGCAGTCAGATGGGAAGATAAGCAACAAGAAATCATCACTGCTGATGGCCGTAAGGTCATGACAAAGGGTTACTTGCTCTTGGCTAGCAATGTTGCAGTGGGTAGTTTAGTATTTCTGGGAGGAGGCAAAGACCCTAAAACGGACTGGACCAATCTGCCCACCTATCCCAATGTTCCTACAGTTCTGCAAGGGGGCAGGGAAATCCTACTGGTGAATGCCACTCCTGATATCAAGAACCAAGGAACGATCTATGAGGCGTACTTGTAATGTTCGAGATCAAGATCACTCGAAAGATGAACAAGGGCGAGCGGCGGTTCCTTGAAAGGAAGTTTGGAGCCAAAGTAGACTCGGCTTTGTTTCAGACAGGAATCGCTCTCAAGGATTTGGCTCTTGAACTTGTCCCAAGAGACACCGAATACCTTGCCGAGACAGCAAGAGTCACTACGATAAGGAGACTCTTTAATCCATATCTCTTTGGCGAAGTGGTAGTAGGTTTTGGCGGCAAGGACTTCCCAGCCAGAAAGGAATGGTCGGTAAAAGAACAGAGGATCGTCACCCGAAAGCCAAGCGAGTATGCGGTTTACGTCCACGAATGGACTGTGGACCAGGGCGGGCCTGTGCATGTTCCTGGTCAGGCTAAGTTCTTGGAACAGCCTTGCAGGACTAAGACCAGAGAGCTTAGCATGGTCTTCAGACTTGCCGTAGGGACAGGGATAGCATGACATGGCCAGTCCAGCACAGATTGTCAGGCAATACCTCATCGATAAAGGCATTGTCATTGACCCAGAAGAACCTGGAGAGCTTTACACCTACAACGCCATTCCAGGCGATGGTGTAACACCTTGCTACGTGTCATCTCTGCCGGATGACATAGATCAGGCAATAGTCATCAAGGATCAGGCGGGGGTTTACTTTGGTCGGAGGATGCCAGATGGAAAGTCCATGCTTCATCCTGGCATTCAATTCGTTATAAGGTCTTTGGACTACCAGACAGGCTACGACCTGGCCAATTCCATTGTTCTGGCTTTTGAAGCAGTGAATAACACAAACACCACTGTAAATACTGTTGTGTATTCGGTAAAATCAGTCTATCGTACCAGCACGATCATTGCCCTTGGCGAAGAAGTGGGAAAGAAAAGACAATTGTTCTCCATCAACGCCAGAGTCGCATTTAATGACTCTGTACCCTCTATAGGATAGGGTCTTTACCATGAGTGCATCAATCAAGATCACGAAGAATGTCTCTGGCCTGGTTTCCGCTTCTGAAGTTGTGACCCAAAGTGACGTGCAGGGTCTTCTCGCCAATCCCACCGTCATCAAAGCTCAGCCCGCAGTTCTCACTACAAGAACGAACAACACAGCCGGCACCTTGACGATGAACAACAACTCTCATGGCATCACCACAGGCCAGAGAGTTGATCTGTATTGGTCTGGTGGGCAATGCTACGGAGCTATAGTAGGCACCGTGGCTGGAACGTCTGTGCCTATCGCCAGTGTCAGCGGCGGGAGTGTTCTGCCTTCCACCAGCACCAATATCAGTGTGGGCATTGCCACTTCCGCTCCTTTTAACTGCACCGGAAACAACATCCAGGCTTTGGTTTTGAGCACGCCTCAGACGGGTTACTTCGTTTTCAACAATGGCTCCACGGATGTATATGCCGCTTTGGTTCAAGGTGGGAATATCTATACTTGGGACGTGTCAGAGTCTTATACCAATCCTCTGGCCAGTCAGGTTCCGACCAAGGTGTATATGTCCCACACCAACCTAACTGGTTCAATCTCTCTGATGAATGCTCAGGCAGTCACTCATTAAGGAGTGAGCAATGGCTTACTTGACAGACGGATATCAGACGCTTATTTCTTTTGCTCTGGCTCCTAGTGTCAACTTCAAGGAAAAGGAAGTCACACCTCCTGGACTTGATGGTGGTGGTGAGATCGACACTACGACCATGCGTAATACCGCCTGGCGTACCAAGCAGCCGAAGCATTTGGTGACTGCTGATGATATCGTCCTCCAAGCCCAATACGATCCGGTTTGCTACAACACCATTCTCACTGATCTTCTGAATCAGAATGGGCAGATTGAAGTCATCTTCCCAGACGGGCAGATTATCACTATCTGGGGATGGGTAGACAAGTTCAAGCCAGCGGCTTTGAAGGAAGGTGAGTTTCCGCTAGCGGAAGTGGTCATCCATCCTTCCAATCAGGACAACACTGGCACCGAGCAGGCTCCAGTCATTACATAGGCACGAAGGGATGAACAATGAAACTGAGTCTCAAACGAAAGGAAGAAGAGGTAGAGATTGAGGACGAGAATGG